TTGTCGTCCATCACGCCCGCCACGAGGCCCGACGCCACGTCGATCGGCCGCAGCGGCCGCATCTTGGCGCCCGCGGCCGGCGCGCCGTCGGGCGTCTCGTACGCGTCCTCCGACGGGTCGGCGGCGGAGGCGAGGGCGCGCCGCCGCGGCGCCGCCGAGGCGGCCAAGGCGGCGTTCGCGGCGGCGGCGTTTGCGGCGGCGGCGGCGGCGGACGCACACAGTGGCACGGAAGCCATGCGCGCGCGCGTGCAAGCGCGCGCGAGCAAGGGCGCCAGCATCCTAGCGCCGCGGGCAGCTGCGCCAGCACGAGTTGAGGTGTCGATGCAGGACTTTTGGCGCGATTCCGGCGCGCCCGCGCTTTGGGCTCGCTTGAGCGAGGGCTGAGTCTCAGCTAGTGATCCAGTCTCGCGCAGCGGAAGGGTCGGACTCTTCGTAGGCGGCGCTGCAGAACGATTTCGGCTCGCCCGCGCTTCTGCCTCAGTAGGCTACAGCGACCGCGGGCCCCTGCACCGCTGCGGCGGCGCGAGGCGCCGACGACTCTTCTCTTCTCTTCCCATCTCCTCTAGTTCTGCACCTGAGAAATTCTCCAACTCTCTTGCGCGCTCGTTCCTCAGTTCAGCATGACGACAGTGCCTCGCGGCGTGCGGATCACGCCGTAGGTGCTCGCCATGCCGTCGAGCACGGCCAGGAAGCGCGCGGCGAGGCTGCCGCCGCCGGCGGCGCTGTCGCCGATGCGCGCCACGCACGCGCGCACCTCGGCGTCCGAGGCGAGCGCCGCCAGGCTCAGCTCGCCGCGCGCCTCGCTGAGCCGCTCGAGCACGATGGCGCGCAGCAGCGTCACGGCCTCGGGCGACGCCGCCGAGAAGCCGGGCGCCGGGAAGGAGAAGGACGGGAACGCCGCGGCGTCGGGCGCCGGGAAGGGCACGGGCGCGGGCGTCGTCATTGTTTTATACTACTGATTGAGGTTTTTTCGGGGCTTAAAACGTCATATAAAATAGTGTCACGATACCGTTAATCCGTGTGGAATTACGATACGTAAAAAAATAGAAAACAGAACAAACGGAACAAACAGAACAAAAAATTGAAAACAATACTTAGAAGCATCATACATAAATATGCCCTCATTTTCCGTATTAATTAAACGCTCATCCAAGTTTAGTTTTCTGATTCGTGGATTTCCGAATCGTGGTTCCGTTTACGATTGTATTGAGTACTTAACATCTGGGTCAGAACCGTTTGAAATGTCTTACGAAGACGCAGTCCTATCAAATGATTCTGAACTAACGTTATTTAAAAATAACAGTTACGCTATGCTACTAATTGCGACGGATTTCCCACGAACACCAATTCCTACCGGAGCAAAGTGGGACTGCCATCCGAAAATGGTCATTATGCCGACTGCCGAAGTTGCGTTGAAATACCTCAAGGCTAGTGATGTACAAATACCTGTAGAATACAACTATTTAAAAAATGTAGTTTTCTATAGTCAAGATACCGAAACTCTGCCCAATTTACAGAAACCAGACCATATAATGCCCGATTCACATATTAGCATCTTAATTTCCGAATAACTACCGGTCAGTGCTGAAGTTACAAGGGTGACACCGAAGGCTTGGGTTGTTTGGTCATATTAATTTTTAAATTAATATTATGTTAGAACTACAATATACCGTGAAGTGCCAAGGTCAAGTAGATCCGTTTCCATACAAAACAACCCACGCTTTCGGTATAGCCCGGATAAAAGGGTCTCAACTTAGCATGGTCGTTCCTGTGAAAGTACTATAAAGTTAAGTAAATCCCATCCAAAAGGGATGTACTTAAAATTCGCAATTTGCGTTACCCCCTTTGGGAGTACTTAACTTCGGTACGAACCGGTTGCTTTCTAATTTTTCTTGTTTTGGAACGCCCTCCCCCATTTCCTTTAAATGATAACAATGTATTAAAGTAATCCTTAGGCACTTTATCTTTAAGTATATTGTCAATAACGATGTAGGGGTCTTTTTTTGAATCTTTAGCTGTTAGAAATAGGTGGCCTATTAAACCACATTCAAATTTGTCACTTTGTTCCTTTACTAGATTCATGTTGTCTTTATTAGGCGGGCCCTTCCAATAATAGCCCAAAAACCTATGATCAGAATTAAACCTCATTTCACTTATATATGGTATATCGACATGTAGGAGACTTGATGTATCGTGTATATAGTTAATGGTGCCATTCGGATAATAACGGCTCAAAGATTCTGGATTATCTTTTATACTCAATAGTTTTAAAATAATAAGAGAACGATCGTTAAAAAAATTTTCGACCGAACTAAGAAAAATTAAAAGCTTGTCGGTTTTGAAATTATCTAATGAGTTTTTATTTTTCTCATCTAAAGAAATATAAATTTCTTGAAGGTGTTCTGGATAAGTCGTAAAATGTAAGTGACGCCAATTCTTGCTAAGAAATTTTGTTAAATAATTTAATAAATCAAAAAAAACAGTATCCGTTTTTGTTATGAATAAAAGACGAATAAAAATGGCCAATTCTATGTCGGTCTTCATAGTTTGGCAATAATGCTGATAAAAAAATGTAAAGAACATAAGTAGGTCAAACGAAGCACAAGTTACATTTTTAGAATCCATCCGCTTTGCTAAATCAAAACTGATTCCCTTTTTTTGCATAGAAAAAACAGTAATACTGTCATTGGTATTATTTGCTGTTATACACGCCATCCCTAAATCAATAAATTTAATACTATATTCAGATGTCAGTCGTATGTTGTGGATATGTAAATCTCTGTGAAAAAACCCATATTGTGTTTTAAAATGGTCTAAGATGGTTATAAGTTTTATGAAGAATTCGCGTGTATCTTTTAATGTGATTTTTTTGTATTTATTTTTATCTATTTTTTCTTTTAAAAAGTCATTACAAGATAACGGAACATATTCCATTATTATAAAAAGACCAGGAGTAGAACTGCTTCTTTTAAGGTGTAAAGGCTTACAAATATTATCGCCGTATTTTCTATCAGAAGATAATATAGTTTGTATCCACGTCTCTAGAAAAATCTTACGGTAGAAATTCTCTAACATATTAGAGTCTGAAGTTATATCTTCTTTTGGCTCAATAGATTTATAACTATAACTGATTTTTGTTCCCTTGTAAACGGTGCCGTATGCACCTTGTCCTACACTGTAAATAATATTTTCACCACCAGGGAGTTCATTCATTTTTACAGAACCCGATTTAAGATTATTTTTTTTTTTTGGTTTAATAGGGGCAAAGTCTAGTGATTTAAGTTTTTTAACCCAGTTTGTAAATTTGTCTTCGCTTTCTTTTGTATTTGATAGATAACTAATAATTGTTTTAATATCACTATTATTGAATGACGATTTACCTAATATATTATTAAAATTGTCGATTGCCCCGGAATCAACTGTGTTCATTTTATTATATACAAATAAAAATAATCATTTAATCCGAATAAAGTACACTGTCGGAAGATTTTATAACACCATTATCCGGTGTATCTTGAAGTATTTGCCTTTAGTACACCCAAAGGGTGTAAAACTTCGTACATTCGTAGGTGTTAAGTACATCCCCTCTGAAAGGGGGTTTACTTAAATTTGGGACTTCAATGTACACCCCTCTAAAAGGATGTGTATTTATTTGGCACTTCACATTACAGTAGCGATCGTGCGAAGTTGTAATCTTTAGACCGGTGCGGATTTTAAATGAGCGTTTTAACAATAATTCGCCAGCGAATTATTGTTAATTAGGCATCATTTTCATCACGCACCAGCAACTTACCCGCCCGATTAAAATCGGCGCGGGTGTAAAGTGTACCTAACTTCGGTACTGGCTGGTATCACACAAAAGTTAACCACACTTGCTGAGCTTAACTTTTATCAGATGTTGTCATTTGCCATATAAATAAGATAGATACCATAAAAGAATCGAAAGTCACATACCGACTAGTACCAAAGTTGTACATCCTTGGGTGTACAACTTTGGTACTGGCTGGTACTTAACTTTGGCACTTCACGGTACTACTAAGCAGGAGCAGGAGCACTTAACCAAGGTCTATAATCTACATTATCCATTAGCTGTTCAGCTGCTTGATAGCTAGGGTAGCCTTTGAAACGGAGCAGAGCCTCTTGGTTCTGGAAAAGCCCGAGCTCTTCACGGCCGTAGTAGTACATAGCACGCCCGGTTTCATCTTCGCCATGGTCTACACGTGGACCGGGAGGCGAACCGGCAATCCAGCGATAAGGAACGCTAACAGGAGTCAGAAATAGGTGTGTTCTAAAAGTTTGATTTTCATTATTAGATAATACAGTTTCAAGCATGACAATAGGTGGAACATATGTAGAACCTAACCCAGTATAATAAGCTCCGGGCATTTTTTCTAAATAAATCTGAAAAGAACCGTCGGGGGATTCAATTACTCCCTTATTATTAGTATTATCAAACGCCTGGTCGGCATTGGCATACGGTAGACCTGACCCACTAAATGAAAATCCACGATGCGGAGCATTAGGGGCAATCCAGCGTATAGATTGTCTAAATCCTGTTGTTTTTGTGATTTTCCCAATAATGGAAACACGGCCATTTACATCTCTTCTAACTTCGGCATAAACGCCTTCACCGTTGACAGTTCTAAAACTCATTCTAATACCTTGACTGTTTTTAAAAAAATATAGAAACCGGGTGTTTATACTGGTGCTCGGCACCTTTAGGGAATTTGTCATTTTTAGACCTGTGCTCATTTTTAAATTGCCGTTTTGACAATAATTCTTAGGAATTATTGTCAAAATTGTGACTATTTTGGATGAAGCACTGGTTACTAATCTGCGAATTTCACCGAAGGTACTGAGCACAGGTATAAAAATAATTCGTATGATTTATTGTTAAATGTGTGACTATTTTTTTACCGGCAAATTTCACCGAATATAATTAGCACAGGCGTAAATTACAAGGGTGAACAGGGTATTTGATCTGAAAAATTTAAGGTATTTTATAATTTATATTATGTAAAAACTACACAATATCAGTTGAATAAATGGTATTAAATCGAACAACCCTGCTCGCCCGGATAGAATAAACTATATAATTTATAAAATAGATAATAAATTATATTATGTATTAAATCATAATATAATTTCATAATACCTATGCTTATTCAAAATTGTGGCTATTTTGAATTAATTACTGGCTACTAACCTACAAATTTTACCGAAGGTACTGAGCACGTGTGTAAATACAATTCGAGCACTTTTAAGCCCGGGGACCGCTATAAGGCATATTGCGTGCCGAGTGCTGAGTAGGCGTATCAAGGAAGCTCCAAAGCTTCTCCTTATCGTCAGTAGCACATTGTGAACTTTCTGCTGGCCCCTCCATTTCGTAGGTATTAGCAATATTTGGTTGTGTTACACGTGCTAGCTGTTCAGGCTCTTCGGCAAGATTGGCAGAATCGGGTATATAAACCCGCCCAGTTCCAATGCCGGCATAATGACCGGGAATAGTCTCACAGCCACGCCACGTACATACACGCTTGTATAATTCGGGAACCATAGTATCAATACAAGAACCACTTACCGGCGTGGCCTTTTTTTGTAGTACATTTCTAGCTTCCTCCATAAGAACATCTCCACCATGAATCATATTTTGGCGACCATCGTGCTCTCCCCACTGGGCATTAAGTTTTATAGGATACTGAGCACAGCGTGGTCTATAGTCAGTAAACATACGTCCGTCTTCCATTCTTGTTGGTGCGTTTTGGTTTTTAGAATAAATAGTTGTAAAACAGTTTCCTTGACTAGGTATAGCTGATCCAAAACCAAGTGATGCCATTCCTCTGCCTTTGTATATAATAATTTTTTTATTCAAAGTTCGGGGTTAGAACTTCGTCAAAAGATAACACGTTAGATTGTGCATCAACATTGATAATACTACTTACCTTATCTCTTAATGCCCGAATCAGCTCTTTTTTCTTAAGGTCATTAGCACCGGGGATATTATTTGCCTCGGCCATCTTTCTAAGCTCCTTGAGAGAAAGGCCGTTTAGTGGTGATTCAATAGCAGCGTCACTTTTCTTGGCGGGTACAGCTAGACCACCCGGTTGAAGATCGTCATGAATAATCTCTTGGGCGACCTCTACAGGCGGATTATAAACCGGCTTATTATCTTCTTCATTAGAACTACCAGAGAAGGGCTCAAATTCTGCTTCAGAAACTAGGCGTTCGGCTTCCAAATCGCCTGCAACCGATTCGGGAGGGGGAGCATAGGAGTCTTCCACATTTCCATGATTATTAGCATTTTTCTCAGTAATCGGATTTGTTACATTTGCCACCAAACCGATACTGCTACTGCCACCACTAACACCACTGCTACTGCCACTAATACCATTATCACCACCACTTCCGGGAAGATTGGATACTAATGTTTTCATTTCATAAACAACATTATCAAGCAGATTTACTTTACGCTGAAGATATTGTACCTGTGTCCAGAACCAATAAACAACACCAAGTAAAAGTATAGTTACACAAAGTGCTATATAGAAGGTTTCGGGCAGACTCATCGTCTTTAGGAAAATGCTCGATAATTACATAGCCAGAAGACCGCGTTCCTTTAAGATTTCTTTAACGCTACTTATTGCAGATATACCTGGAATACATCTATATGTGTATTTAATTCCACCTTCGCCGTTATCAAAAGCCTCCATACAGTAATTTCGAACCTTTAATTTATCAGGTAGCTCACGATAATGCGTTGATATTAACGAGCCTACACGATTACCTTTTGAATATAATTGATTCAAAAATATTAAGCTTGCCTCGGCTCCATCGTGAGCATTTGTGCTATGGAATATTTCATCCATAATTATGAAAACCGGTGCCTCCTCCTTCATGACCTTTGCTTTTTCAGACACAGCAAGTAGATGTTTGGCAAATTCAATCTCCGCCTCAAATAAACTTAGGCGCCCCAATGTATCAGCGGGTGCCAATGCTGTTTCAAAGCGCGAAACAGGAACAAAACGCATTTTTTTCGCAAACGCAATACCCCAGCTCTGGGCACACATTATAGCAAACCCTATAGATTTACATAACGTGGATTTTCCACCACGATTGGGTCCGGTAATAAGTATGTTATTATTATTTTTGCCGAAAGATACATCATTTAGAACACGTTTTCCAAAGGGTACACCTGGATGATACAAACCTTCAATATCTAATTCGAAGTCCGCACCTTTAATAGCAGTAGGAAAACATATACCCTTTTTTCTTGCCAGACCGATTTGTAAATCCGCAACACATACCCATTCGCGTAGTCTAGCCATATTACGTGAATTATTATATAACATGCCATATGCTCCCAAACATAGGGTTTCTTCTTTAAAGCCAACTGATTCCGCATACATAACTCCTTCCGCATCATTTAATAATAGTGCCAAATTTTTACAGGCTTTAACATACTGAAGGATCTTAGAACCACGTTCTCGTATGTCTTGGGCAACAGCACGTAAATGAATTGCAGATTGAATCTGATTCCATATATTGGAAATAAATACACCGGCACTCATCAGTATATAGGCATATTTTGATATCATAGTTATTTGCGATTCCTGAGCTCCAGGTATATTTAGGGTTGGTGTATTGGATAAAATCAGGTTTTGAATAATTTGAACATATTCCGTAACATCGATTGTTATTCCAAATAATACACGTAAAAGTATATATGGTAATATTATGACTAATAAAGGGGTTATAATAGCAAAACCAGGCATAAATATTGTTTTCCAAAAAATAATAATTTCAATAATAACCCCAAATATATTTATTTGCGACCCGAATGAATCTGGTTTCCAATAAACCTGTTCGGTGATTTCAGTAATGCGTTTATCTTGTTTATCTGTATTTATAATCTCATCTACGACGTCTTCGGTTGTTGCAATTTGTGTCATGTTTTCTATTAAATTTTGCTCCAGCATTTTTTCGTTACGCAGGCGTTTACGTAATTTAATAATAGGAAGTTGAATATTTATTAATCCGTCCGTTGTCGGTTGAATAAAGCGATCCGTCGCATATTTTTTTCCCGACTTTGTAAACATGTCAAGAAAGGCCGTTGCCCCATTCAAATCCAGGTCTTCGGAAACAAACTGCCCGACAATCATGCCAGCCATCTTTTGACCAGGAAGAATTTTAAATACATTTTTTAACGATAAATTATTTAAACCAAATTATTAAATAATCTTTAAAAAAATGAAATATTACTGACCCGTTAACATGCGTAAAAAATGGCGACACAAAAACCAACATATAAGCAAGAACGTATGTCCCTTCCTTCTAAGGTTGTTGGGGTATTACGCTTCCGGGACAAGCAAGATTTGGAATGTCCCATGGATATATTAACAAGAATTGATAATCTAAAAATCAGCAGAGCTGTACATAATTTTAAGGCGACAGCCCAGCAACAGCCTTCTCATCCGCCTTCGCCAACCACGGGAAGACAAGAAGGCTCGTGGCGGACGGCTCGTCACAGGGACTCACACTTGGGAAATGACCGCTATAGCGGTGGCGGTGGCGGTAGCGGCGGCGGTGGCGGTGGCGGCGGCGGTGGCGGTTTCCGAAGTAATTATAATAACAACAGTAATCACAATCATCACAATAATAATGGAAATAATTGGGATAGACCATTGTCTATTCGTCGCGTCCAGTCCGATCTGAGCACAAACTCATTTAGAGAAGATGATTCGCCTAATAGACGTTATAAAGGCCCAAACAGTAGCACTCCTACAAGTGACGTTCAATCCCCCGTTGCGTTTACAGGTGGACGTTATGTTAGCAAGATTGTTTCTAATAAAAATGTGGACGAACGCATTATAGGACACATACGTGCTAAGCTAAATAAGTTTAGTTTAATGAATTATGATAGCGTCAAGTCATTCTTAGAGCAAATCATGAATAGTGGTGAAGTTGAGTTTCTTTCCGAATTTATGGATTTACTATTTACAAAGGCAGCATCCGAAGAGACGTATTGTGCTCTTTATTCAAGGCTTCTTTCTGAACTTGTTGAAAAGTTTCCGTTTCTAAAGACTGAAATTAATAAGATTTATTCAAACTTTATAGCTATATTTCAAGAGGCTAGAGATATACCCGACCAGAATTCGGACGATTATAAAAAATTCCTTGAAGCCCAAGAAAAGAAGAAATATCGCCAGGGCTATAGCCACTTTCTAGCTGAAATTTATAATAAAAACCTACTACCACAAGATGCTATGGAAATTACTGTTTCACATATATTAAATAGTCTTTCTAAACTAGAAAAGGATGAATCAAATAAACTCCTTGTAGAGGAGTATCTTGTAAGTCTATCAAAAATTGTTCAGACATTAGATGTGGCTAAATCAGAACTAATCCCGCCTTACTTAGTAAATATGTTGGACGCTCTTAAGAAAACTATTGAAAAGCCTAAAGCGGATACGGCTGGATACACCGCAAAATCCAGGTTCAAGATTATGGATATTATGGATGCATTACCAAAATAAATAAGTACATACCGGCCTGTGCCGAATGTAAGTACGTAAGTTAAATTTTTTTTTTTGGTAAAAAATTT